CACGATATTTAGTAAAGACTGTACCGCTTGATACAGGGGTTGGAGGTGTCCCACACATGATTGTGATAGGATTCGCACTATCCGTCACCGTATATTTCAAAGCAGATTCTTGCTCGGTCGTGTACTCTTGAGCCTCGTCAATGATTAGCATATCAAAACCTTCACCCAGACCACCATTGGATGTTCTAGTACGGAATTGGATAACACCACCTGTTGAATAAAGTTCAATTCTCTCTTGCCCCTTCGCTCGAATCGAATTGAAATCCTCACCATCCACATACCCCATTTTCTCAAGGTATCGTTTGACCTTTTCAAAAGAGGAGTGAGATGTAGAAATCCGGTGAGCCGTGTGCAGGATATTCAATCCCTTATGCAAACCCCAAATTTCAAGAATATAAAGGATTTCAGACTTACCGTTCCGACGAGGAATTGAGTAACCAAACTTCTGATGCACCCAAAGACCGTTCTTGTCAACAGCCATCAAAGGCAGCAAAAGATTCTTCTGCCAAGCATAGCAAGAAAGACCAGTCCGCTCGTAAAGTTCAATCGCTTCTTTAGCTTTTGAATTTTTCTTGACGTATTTTAAAATCACCGATTGAGTAGGATTCTGATTGCCAAGTTTCTTCTTCCTCGCCATTCTAATTTCCTTTCAATCGTCATCGCATGATAACCCTGTCGCTGGGAGATATCGGATCACCTCCTAAACTAAAACACAATAAAAGCACCCTGACCACTGTCAACGTGCTTACGCTATAATTTCAACTTCCTTGATTTCATCTTCAAAGAGTTTTGTCCATCTAGGTCCTGACTTAATAGACAACCCATCAAGTTCTTCATCATAGACATCCTTGTCCTCATAAAGACAGAGGCCTTCGAAGGTCTGGTTGTCAATATCGGTGATTCTGACAACCTTGTTATTAAATTTTCTAAGTTCCATCAGTCTCCCCTTTCGTAGTATGTCGGTATTAAGTGTGCGCCAGTTTTGCTATATTTGATTGTCATAGCATTTACTGGCTTACCAGTATAAACATCAATTCCTAACGGACTATCTTCAAATAAATCAACCTTTTCATTGCTGGTTTTAGCGCCTTTTCTACTAGTTTCTATAAAACCAGTCATCTTGTACTTATCGTACAAAGCATTTACATCTACATGATCATAAAAATAGCTCTTTCCAGAAAGTGATGTTGACTGAATATGCTTAGCTTGTTTCTCTGGATTGATTTTATCCAACCAAGTGCCGTTCTTAAATTTTTCTTGAATGTGAACTACATCTTTTAAATGTTCATAACCTTCAACATCATTATACTTCAAATCCTGAAACTTTGCTAGTGAAATAGGAGCATTTTGCACTTCTAAAACATCAACTATTTTCTTATACTCCTGAATATCTGCTTTGCGATTATTATCACGCACATCAGTATTTATTCTCTTACGATTTTCTAATTCATCTGAACTCTTATTGCTGATTTTTTTAGTCCAGATATTTTGAATTTTTCCACTTTTCGGATCATAGTCAACAGTACATCTACAATGTTGATGTCTTCTATAAACATCCTTTGGAACTCTTGGATATTTATAACTTCCTTGAACTTCTTGACACCACTTACAACAATGAAAATAAGATTTTCTAATAATCTCCGGTTGCAATCCAGACCGATGATGAAACTCCGCATTTTTCTGGATACTATCATCAATGATTGATTGAGTGAAGTTCACAATAGGTTCACCGAGTAACCAACTGACATCCTCAAAATTTTCCTCAGACGAAAAGCGATTGACAATGCCAGCTATTCGATCCAGATTTAATTCAGGAACTTGAACTTTCAGACCGATTTTCGCTTTATCATTCAAATTCTTCTGAACATCACTAGCGTAACCACTCACAATCTCATGATTTTGTTCTAACACGTCCGTCAGCAAACGCTGAGCGATATTGTAATACATTTTTCCGTCTGGTAGTTTGTCGGCGCTTATGGAATCCCCTAGAGCCTTAGAGAGAATTTCACCAATTTCAATCGCAAACTCATTTGCTGTTTTGTAAGTAGCTTTTTTCGCCTTCAATGTAGCAAAAGCATTCCTGACAATCTCGCTCTTACCAAAATCTTGCTCAAATCTCTCTTGAACCTCTTTCAAGAGGCTAGGTAAAATATCATGTTCCATCTGTCACTACCTCGCTGATTGCTGGCTTAGCAGACATGTCTCCAGCGATACCAGTAAGGTCTCGAATGGTTTCTGCGTTGATGTAACCAGGTAATGCCTGATTTAATTTGACAACACCATCACCAATCATAGTCATGGTATTCGCATCAGCTTCAAACAAAGGCTCCCACTTAACTGTTGTTCTTACAAACTGACTTCTTGCATAACGGAACTCATCACGCAAGCAAGCTGCAACATAAGCGACATTTAACAATCCAGCACCTAGTGAGCGCTGAGCCTTTCGACCAGCCAGGCGCAAGTTCTCATGACTAGCCTTGATAGCTTCTACTGACGAAGGGTTATCTGAAACAAAACCAAGGTCATCTAAGGTCAAGCCCATCTCCCCAGCAAATCCAGCTGCTGCTGTTCTCAGTTGCTCTGTAAAAGGTGACATGCTAGCTGTAGTAAACTGTCCAACGCTCGGCTTCTCACCTTTATCGCTTGAAGAAATCGTCAGTAAGCTTGATACAGTAGCTTTCCATTTCTCCATAGGTTCCGCATCAGGATCAAGCCCAAGAATATATTTCTGTGGCCAAGAGTAAAATTCCGCAGTAATGTCTGATCGCTCCAAAGTACGCTTGGCATATTTCTGATAATACATCCCAGCCCTAGTGATTCGCGATCGACCAAACGGACGAACCGCATCAGGACGATGAATGACCGGAACCAGCAAAGGGATACCAGTTTCATTCGTAACCGAGTAAGGCTCCCCTTCTTTCGGAATGAAGTGAGTAGCATTAGGCTCGAAGTAGGATTCAAGCGTTGGACGATTGTAATCATCACGAGCCAACACCGCATAACCTTCCACAAGCAACCCTGTGATAGGATCAATGACACCCGTCGCATTGCTTGATTCAATGACTTGTAACCTCACCTCATTATCTTCACCTTTAGAAATATAGACGAAACTACATGAACCAATCAGTGCAGCTAAAATAGCACTATCAAAAAAGATGTCAGGATTGTTACGATCAAAAATTTCTGTGACATTAAAATCATCGTTAGCAAATTCCCTGAAAATCAAACGATCTGCAAGACTATCTACACCCTTTGCAGCCCAACCAAGGACAGCTTGGTACTTTGCCCTGATATGTGCAGGAATTGTGATTCCTGTAGGTGCTTCATAATGCTGCATCGCATAATGCTTGTATCTCAGATTGACTCTGCTCTGATAGAGATTCAACTTCCTCCTAAGATACTCAATCCCTCTTAATTCCAAACCGTTCTCCTTTCTTTGTGATGATTTGGCGCGAGAAAAAATGTACAGTGACGGCGTGAAGCTCTTGAGCGCCTAGAGGGAGGGGGATACCCCCCTACTATCAGCTAGGACTTACTTCCACACATATCTGTTATTTTTTCGAGTTTTAAATATTTTTTATTTTTCTTTTTTTAGAAATTATTTTTAATTCTTTCATTAAGACTTCAAGCTCTATACCTAGTCCAGTCCCTAGACTGTGGCAAGTTCCTGTTGCCTACAACAGTAGCATTAGCTGATTTATCATCAGCGTAAAGCTTGTCAGACTTCTGTCTGTTGCATTGCCAGTGGGCAAGCTGTAAGTTACGAATGTCTGACGGATGACCGTTGCGATTGATTGGAATAACGTGGTCAATGACCGGAGACAGAGGATGTGGGTACTTCAATGATTTGTCGACGGGGAGTCCACAAATTCCACAAGTATTTTTTGTTTTGAGAATTATATTTTTATTCTTTTCAAAAGCAACTCTGTGAGGACCACTCCGGTCCGGTCTATCCTTGGGGGTGTTCATATAGGGAGGGTCCTTTCTTTTTAGTGGGTATGAGGCTAAATTTTTATGATGTAGGGGGGTGTTTTTTAAACCTCTGACACCCTCGTATATTTAACATATCTTATATTCTGTTAAATAAAACTAACATTCTCAAAAGTCAAGTATATCAAGTGATTACAACTATTTTATTAAAAACTAATTTACATTTTTTCAAAGTGTTAAATAAATAGGTTTTTAATAGCTAAAATTCATCATCGAATCATCCAATTCATCTTGCTTAATGCCTATGTAATCAAGTGTGATATCTGGTGATGAATGATTAAACAATTCCATCAAAATCGCTACGTTTTGATTTCGTCTGTAATGATGATACCCAAACGACTTTCTCATAGAGTGTGTTCCAATGTTCTTCAAGCCAACATGTTCAGCTGCTTGTTTTAAAATCTGGTAAGCTGCAACTCTTCCAATGTGAGCGATGCGCACACCGTCTGTCCTAACTTTCTTTTTGCTTGGAAACAGATAATCGTATCCTTGTAGATCATTTGCTTTTATGTAATGATTTAGAGCTTTTCTTAACTCTGGATTGATAGCGAATCTCTTAACCTTTCCTGTCTTCTTCTCAATGACTTCTATCCTATCACCTGTCACTTGCTTGACTTGAAGGGGTATGATGTCGCTGATGCGCATTCCGGAATATAGACCACACATAATCAGAACATAATTTCGCTCACTTTTTGATTTTAAAAAGTCTTTCATTCGTTCAATATCGTCGAGTTCACGAATAGGTTCTACTTTTCTCAAAATACCACCTCCAATCTGCAAGAAAAGGCAGGGTGTGCCTGCCTTTACAATAATTTCATAATATAATTTTAGCACACAAAATCGTATATTTACTATTGACTTACTCCGTTCTTACTCCAAAATTACAACTTGTTCACCGTTTCGATAAAGCTCTGCAAATGCTAATAAAGCCTTACTAAGATTTTCATAATATGAACTTTCTGAAATTGCAAGCTCATTGTACACCGTCTCATCTTTTTTTTGGTGCCAAACAAGATACTTCTCGTATATGATTTTACGATAAAAAGGATCATGTAATTTGCTGACAGCCTGTTCTATCGCATCTAGCTCTAGCTCTGCATCAACTTTGCGAATTGCCAATTTCTCAACTTGACTATTTTTAGCACTTGATGCATTTCGTGGCGTGAATGAGTAGGTCGTGGTTACTCTCTGACCATCTGTATCATTTGCTACACGACGCCAGTGAGGATATCCCTCCAAAATTTTCTTGGCATTTTCTTTTGTTTTGGCTTCGTTGATTTCTGGAAAAAAAGGCATCTCTCACCTCACCCCTCCCCAATAAATACATTCATAGGCAAGTTGAAATAAGTGGCTACATCTTCAACATTGTACATATCAGGAGCGGATTTTAAATTCTCCCAGTTCGATATTGTTGCGATTGAGTAGCCTAACTTACTTCCTAACTCTCTCAAAGTAACCTTGTTATCAATCCTCTTTTGTTTTAGCATGAAAGCGAATAATTCACGCTGTCTCTTTGTTAAAGGTGTTTCATAGTCCATTCTCCATCTCCTCAATCAGCCAATCAAGGTTCTTGCGAGCTTTTTTCAGGTCTTCAAGACCGTTTTTCT